CTTCTCTATTTTGTAGGTCAAAGTGCTTGGGAATATCATAAATGAATTAGTTTTTAATTTTCTTTTATACCATCTATTTTTCTGTCTTTTATCATCAAACTCTATAGTCACAGGACAAGATTCGTCTTTAACTTTAACGCCATAGAGCATTACATAATCAGGTGCATTTATTAAATCCATGGGGTCTGCTTCTACGATAGTCGGAGTTTGTTCATTTGGTGGTATTATTAAACCAAACGTGTCTCTAATAATTAAATGTCTTACAAAATTTAAATTAAAATAATCACTTATGTACGTATGTAATATGTCTAAATTTCTAGACATTGGAAAAGGTTTATCAGTAGAACTATAATATAAAATATCCGCTCTAAAAGATTCCATATCTAAAGAAATTCCTTTTGGTAATTTTACATTACCGTGATAAAAATCTAGTTCTGATAAAGTCTCTTTAATCATACCCAATTGTAAAATCTTTTTGTATCGTTAAATATAGTTCTTTCATGTATGTCTAATGCTATAGATATTCTTATACTATCTTTGGGATTTTTGTCAACATAATGCTCAAGTCTAGAATTAAACAGCATTATTTCTCCAGGTTTATTTTTAACATTCACATGCTTACCATCTATAATATATGTCGTACCTAAATTAGGATCCCCTTTTATAAATATGTTTGCACATAGAAACAACTCGTGGTCTTTTACTTGATGTCTATGTTGTTTAATGCCTTCACCTTTTCTAAATGTATTAGCCCAACATTGTATGGCACAAGGTTCATGAATATTATTTTTATGTAAAAACTTAAAGATTTTATATTTAAGTATATCTCCTATAGGGGAGTTTAAAAAATTAAAAATCATGTACCTTCCTGTCAAAGCATCTTTAGCGGTTCCAGGATATATTGATGGACCCAAACTTTTAATATGTTTTTCATTCTCTAATACGTAGTCAGTTATAAGTTTAATTTCTTTTTTATCAAAAATAACTTCTTTAATCATTGACATAGATCAAATATTATAACTATCCATATACCCATAAGGAGGCACGGGAACAAAGTTACAGGCTATTGAATATCTTGTTTTATTGTCATGGCTCTTAGATATCCTATGATACATAGAAGAAGGGAATACTATTAATAGCTTATCTTTTGGTGGGATAGACCAATAACTAGAATTAAAATGATTGCTTTCAACCGTCTCTAAATCATAATTATTACTGGCCCAATTGTTATTATAGAATACTATGTCAGCAACACTGTCACTACATTTGTTATAATAAACAGCTGAGTACATACTATTACAATGTTTATGTCTTTCTGATTCTTCTTGATTATTACAAATCGTAGCCCAAGATGTTGTTAGTTTAAATTTTGTTTTTTTATAACCCATGACCTGTTCGTTAAACAAACAGACACAGTCTAGAATTTTTTTATGTAATGATTTAAATTTTTTATTATTAAACAGAAATAAATCTTTACTTATTCCTGCACCACCGCTTTGATTTGTAGGACCGTATTTTAAACTCTGTAGAGTCTTTTCAATACTATCTTGTTCTTTATCGGATATATCTAAAGTAGATAAATTTATGGGTGTTGCAAACAATGGTATCACTAAGGACATGCGATACCTCTTTTAAAGGAATTATTCTAGTCCGTCAACTAAATCCCAGGACTGATTTCCTTCATTCCAATTATATTTCCAACCATGTGTTCCATCTAAATTTTGTTGTGTTTGTTCAGATGTTAATGCTGGTTCAGCACCTGCGGGTGAAACCCAACTTGCAGTTGCGTTATCTTTTGTCCATGAAGCATAGGGTTGAGGTGCCCAAAATATTTCATTAACTGAATCCCAAGTATAACCAATACATGCATAGTTTCCTCTAAAAGGTGATCCACCTAATTTGTGTTGTCCTTCCCAAGTGTTATAAGAAGTCTGTATCCAAAGATTAGCTGGCCAGTTATTATGTGTATTTAAATGAGCTTGGCCTGCAGCTTCAGTAGCAGCATCCTCATCATTTACCTTAAGTACCTGTAGTACCACGTTTGATTCATCTATTTTTGCAAAATGTGCCATTATTGATATTTATACCTTATAATTACTACTCCACTACCGCCTGATCCTCCAGGTGATTCGTGTCCAGAGGTACCTCCACCTCCGCCTCCGCCTTGGTTTGTGCCGCCAGATCCGTTCGTGCTTCCACCGCCACCAGATCCACCTGATGCAGAAGGACCATTAGATCCTCCGCCTCCACCACCGCCATAAGCTGTAGGTGATCCTGAGATTGATGTTGTGATTCCGCTTCCGCCTTGTCCTGGAGTTCTGTTGTTAGGTGTAGGTTGTCCGGTGTTAAGCGTTCCGCCTCCGCCGCCTCCAGATCCGTCTCCGTCTGAGCTTGCGCCTGATCCACCATTTGAACCTTGTGGTGGGGATTGACTTGGAGTATTTCCTGATCCTCCGCCTGTAGAGCCGCCAAAGCCGCCTCCAGATCCTCCGCCACAGCCTCCTGGCTCTCCTGAATGTGGAGAGTTATTGAAGAAGCCTCCGCCTCCTCCGCCTGCTGATTCTTTTGATACAACAGATGAAGTTGATCCTCGGCTACCGCCGCCTGAACCTCCTCCAACAGAAACTGGATATCCTTGTGCAGTTACTACAACACCTGATCCTGCAGCTCTGGGACTTCCAGACCAGCCGCCGTCTCCGTTTGACTCACGAACACCGCCTGCTCCTCCGGCTCCCCCGTGCCTTCCAGCACCGCCTCCGCCGCCTGCTATAACTAAATAATCAACGGCCTCAGATCCTGCTTCGTTACCTGCTGCGTTAACAGTAAAGGTACCAGGTCCTGTAAATGTATGAATTTTGTAATCTCCGCTAGTAGTTACTGTACCTCCAGATGCATCAATGTATTTAGCATTTGGTCCACCAGTCTGTCCGAAACCTCTTCCAGAAGCGGCTCCTCGAGTTCCTAATAAAGGCATATTAAATTACTCCTATGCGAATTGTGTTTGTGCGGCCAACGCTGTGAATGTAGCATCTGCCGTTTTTATAATAGTATAAGTGTATGTGTCGATTGAGTTAACATTACCTGCAGTAGGTGCAGCTCCACCTTGCCACTCTGGAGTTATAGAAGAACCATCTATTGTTACAGCGTTATTATAATAAGCTGTTCCAGTCTGTGTAACTAAGTGTGCTATTGTAACTGACTCTCCAGCATCCATAATATCATTTAAAGAAGTAGAACCGTCACCTCTAATGTTTAGAGTCCAGTTACCCGATGCTGCAGTAGTGTAGTACCAAACTGCTTGAGTTAAAACGTCATAATTTTTTGTACCAGTAGCCGCTGTAGCTTCTACTGTAATTTTTTCAGCAAGACTTTCAATCTTACCTTGACCATCGATAGTAAATCTTCCGTAACCATTAGGTGCCATAGTCATGTCAGCGTTAGCTGCATCTGTGATTGTAAATGATCCAGAGTTTGTACCACTATTTGTATTTAAAACTAAATCAGTTGCTCCACCAGTAGTTACTGTAAGAGTACCAGCTCCATTAGAAGTTAGGACAGCTGCTGCTCCTGAGTCTCCAACTTTTACAGTGTCACCCGCAAGAACAACGTCCCCAGTTCCTTTTGGAGTTACGTTAATGTCAATATTCGTATCGCCACCAGTAGATGAAAGAGTAGGTCCGTTTCCAGTAGCTGCGTTAGCTATTGTAAATTCGTTAACTGCAGAACCTGTAGCTGTTAATAAAGCTAATTCATTTCCACTAGTATCTAAAATAGACGTACCAATTTTTGGTGAAGTTAAAGTTTTGTTTGTTAAAGTTTGTGTTCCTGTAAGAGTTACATCTCCAGCACCAAATTCTAAAGTTATAATATCTGGGTTTGTACCATCATTTGCTGATGCATATATTATGATATCACTCTTGTCTGTTGCGCTGAAAGTATAAGAATCACCTGATCCTGATACATATTTAAATTGTACTGTGTATGCACCAGATGTTGAATTTCTTAAAAAATAAAAAGTTTGTACATCTAAAGGTATTGTTACAATTTGATTTCCTGTAATTGAACCTGTGAATTCTATCATTCTGTGTGCAAGAGTTGCACCAGTTGATCCATCTGAAACCGAAAGAGTTGTAGTTTGTGCTCCTCCAGCTATTGATTGTGTAGTAAAACCACCAGCAATTTGCTCGATGATGTTTAAATTCGTATTTGTTTTTGTTCCCCAAGTACCGGCATTTTCACCGGTTGCCATTAATTCTACGCCAAGCGCTGTGTATGTTGATGCCATAATATTTTCTCCTTAATCAATTAAGCAGCATGATTTACATCTGTATAAGATGTATTGCCTGTTATGTCAATATCTTTGTATCCTATTGTTCCGAAGCCAGTTATACCTAATTCTGCGGTAACTTCAAGTCCTGTTAATCCTACACCATCTTCAGGTGATATTGCCCCTACTGCTGAAGTTGCTGATACTCCTGTTAGTGGTACTCCTATTTCTGGAATAATAGCCCCAACTGAAGAAGTTAAAATAGCCGGTGTAGTTACACCATCGAAACCAATTCTAACTAATTGAGTTTCTGTTACTTCTATTTCTCCTACACTTGTAGTTGCTAATTGTCCATCAGGAACAACACCTATTCCAACTATAATTGCTCCAACACTTGCAGTTGCTACAGCAGGCGCAGTTATTGGAACTCCTATTCCTATCGTAATCGCACCAACACTTGTAGTTGCTGATTGTCCAGTTGGAATATATGTAAATTCTAAATTAAAAGATCCAACACTTGTAGTTAATGCGGAAGGTGCTGTTATTCCTATAACATCTGCTGGCAGAATAGCTCCAACACTTGCGGTTGCTGACATCCCAGCAGGTTGAACTAATTTATTAAATGAGTCTCCATAAGGCTCTTCACCCCAACCATTTCTACCCCAACCAACTAGTGTACCAGCATTATCAAAATCTCCAAGTTGAGAAGTCATTTGACTTGGAGCTGTTAAAGCTGCGTACGTAAGTTGAGTAGTTGTCGGAGTTCCTAAAGCTGATGCACCTTGATTTGATGGTGCGGTTAATGGAACTTCTATAAGTGGAAATGCATCGATCGTTCCTAATGATACTGTTAATCCAGCAGGAGCATCGCCGGTTAGTCCAACTATGACAGAAGGATCAACACCCCAGCCACCATTGCCCCATTCATCTCTGCCCCAACCTTCTTCTGATTGTGCATAAGGGAAACTTCCGATTGCTGTTGTTGCAACTCCAGCTGAAGTTAAAGTTACATCTGTTGCACTTTCTCCCCAGTTCTCATCGCCCCAAGAGTCTGAACCCCAACCGGATTCATTAAATGCATCGACGGATCCGATTGCTGTTGTTAAACCTAATCCTGTTAAAGAAACATCAACGGAATCTTGATCGTTCCATTGGTTAGCTCCCCAAGAATTTTGTCCCCAGGATTTAGACATAAGGAATTCCTCCTTATGCTATTCTAACTATAGCTGTTGTAGCTGCTTTTGCAGGGAATTGAATAGTAAAAGTTCCACTTGAAACTGTTTTGTCTCCACCAAATGCTACGGCACAAACAGCAGGATCACCTGTTGCAGTGTCATTGTAGATCAAACATCCATTAGCTGTGAAAGACGCAGACGTCCAAGAGATGTCGTCAAAGTCAGCACAAGCTGTTGATCCATCTAAAGATGGTGTAATGTTTGTTAAAGCTTTTCCGCCTGCTGTGTAAGCAGATCCAGAAGAGTTTGTAATTTCATTTGAACTAGAATACGCCGTAGTCGCAGCAGCTAAAGTTGCGGAACTTGTGTATAGCGCAATTTTAAATGTGTTTCCTGTAGACGCAGTAAAGTTATGTGTCGCAGTCATAAGTTCGTTTTTAAAACTGTTACATATTGCCGATGTTATTGCCATAATTTTTTCTCCTCATTTATGGAGACGGTGACTTAACTTGTATTCTAACTGTTCCGTCAGTATAATCGTCTCGTCTTCGTCTACCCAGTTGCATTCCTGCGAACTGTTGTACTGCATTTTTATATTTATTTTCATACAATGTCAACATATCTGTTGGACCTTTTAAAAATCCATATGCCTCTACTAGACAGGCATATAATAAACCTTGTGGGAAATAGGTACTTAAATAAGTCTCTGCGGTTCCATCACTTCCAGAACCTAATCCTGTAGGATATTTATTATAATATACCCTAAATTTATAGTTAGCGTCTGGTGTAGGAGCTATATACATACCTCCAGAAGTCGTGTCTGAAAGCCCTGTAGCACCACCAAACATAGCATAATACTTAGGAAAACCTGTCACATCTTGTGCTGTTAAGTTTCCTTCTGGTCCTGTTAATCTATCCGTATACTCTGCTAAATAAGTTTGATCTTTTTTTTCTAACCAAGTTCCTTTTCCTGTAGTAACGGAAGTTGAATCAAAGACTTCAATACCTCTTATAAATAAAGTTCCTGCAGGCGCATTGATAGTATTATCATCTGCAACTAAAGTTCCTTCTTGAACAAATCTATCTGCATCCATGGGAAGCTCTTGATTAATTCTCATTTCAGCAGCCATAATAATTCCATCTACAATAGTTGTAGATAAAACATCAGAGCTTACTTCAGTATAATCTCTGATTGCAGTTGTTAATGTAGTGTATGTATATTTTGAAATTCCTGACATAATTAACCTCTATCATTAATCGGTCCAACTGTACACTGTAAACCGCCTCCTGTTTCTGCGCTACTAGCATTGCTAACAAGTTCAAATGTAAAACCTGTTTGAATAGTAGTGTATGCAGGATTACCGGCGCTATCATTATATCCAGCTAGTTCTTGTTTTGTAGAAAGAGTCGCTATTTTATATGCACCATAAACTTTTGCTCCAGTTGCATGAGAACCTGCTACTGTTTTTTCCGGAGACACTCCTCTATATGGAGCACTTGTTCCTCTAGTACATCCTGTCAAGTCATTACTTGATCTTCCAGTATATTGAATTACTTCGTTTTGATATGTTCCAACTTTTAAAGGATCACTTGTATCTGTAGAAGTTAAAACTTTTTCAATTACAATAAAACCTGATGTTGGAAA